CAAACAGAGCAGAACTTATAGAAAAGGTAGCTGACAAAGAGGGTATGCGTGGTACTGCATGGGTTAGAAAGGTAGCGTATGAAGCATTACAACGTGAATTTACTAGCTCAGAATATAAAATTGCTGAAGCCAAAGATGAGTTGATGTGGAGAGAATCTGTACAAAGACGAATTGACGGAAGAAAGCAGAAAGATTAAAACCAATTATTATGTCTATCTATTTTCGATCATCACTAGGGATTGCTTTCCCAAAAAGTCCTTACATAGGACAAGTTCATTACGATCCAGATTTGAAAAGAACTTTCAGATATGAAGAAAAAGATTTTGGAGATTGTATTCTGAAATCCACTATTGATTGGTTTCATTGGGTCGATATTACAGAAAAAGACATCATCTAGAAAAATGAAGAGAATAACATGGGTCGAGTGCCCAGGCTGTAAGATGTACAGCGATCAGAAGGTAATTATGTCTCAACGTAATTCAAAGTTTATAACTATTCGCAGACGACTTTGTTACGAGTGCGGACACAAATGGTTTACGATCCAGTATCCAGAAATGATAGTGCCTGACATACAGGCTCGTTACGCTTCCCGTG